TGCTGTTATATCCGTACCCTCATACGCTGGTACTGGCACTAATGAAATTTCTTGTAGTGACTTTAATTTTTTAATTGTTCTGTGTGTTGAATCTTGCCAATTGTCCTTATCAACAATGAAACCAAAACTCATTTTGTTTATGATTCCGTCTTTTACTAGTTCAAAAATATGCTCATCTGAGGGCAATAATTCTAAACTAAAAAACAAGCCTTTTTCATCTATCGACAATGATAAATTTTTGCCTGTCTTCCCTAGAACGTTATCAAAATTGTGGTTGTATAAAGCAAATGTTGAACTCAAATCAACATCATCAAGTGCGTGAGGGTCAACTGCTTCAATGAATCCCATGTTTTCACTAGGACTATCAAACACAATCGCATAACCACTTAATAAATGACGTTGTTGGTCTGTCTTTGCTCTTATTTCAACTGTTTGCGTCAATGTATCACTCATTTATTACACCTTTCTCAATTAAAATTTTGTGAGCCTCTGTCGCTGGGATAATACCAGCACCAACTAAATTAATAGTTTGCTGAATCAACTTTGAATTATCATAGTCCACCAACTTAGTTAAATCTAACTCAATTGAATCACTAATTTTTTCATGTAATTCATTTAAAATAATTGATAAATAATTATGAATTAATGAATCTAAATATTGCTTTTCAATCATATCTACTGAACTTTGAGCGTCATCTTGTGAGGTTGCCCCAACCTTACTTGAGGGTATGTTAAATGCTGTTGCAACACTATTCACACTGTCTGATAACGTTTTTGATAAATTAATCAAATTATCGTTTGAGCTGTCATTGGTAAATAACTTTGAAACCTTAACTTGTGAATCTGAAATAATCACTGAATCATTTTCGTTAGCATTCATAAACGCTTGTTTAATCTTTGCTTTTGTATCGTCTTCTGCGTCTGCCATTAGCTCTAAATGTAGCTTAGGTGAGATACTTTCTTTTAGGACACTCTGAATCTGTTTGTTAGCTAGTCCTGACTGCTCTAGCACTGTTTTAAGGCTCTCAATAGGTGAGTGACCGATATACCGTTCAATGCCGTATGTCCCTCTGTTCATGACAAAAGCCAACACATCTTTTTCATCATAAATCCCTGAATTGTAAGGCTCATCTCCACTAGTATTATTAATGCTGTATGTGACTTTACCTTTTTCATAATTGATAGTGACATCACTGTTATTAACCGCTGTAAGGTCCGTTACAATGCCATTAGCACCCTTTTGAATCAACATGTATGAATTGCCGTCTACCAATAACGAACGGTAAATATCTGTAAAGTCTGTCTTGTTTAACACTTTTGATTGTCCGCCTGTGAATCGTACTGCATTCATATCGTTACCAATTGTTGACACTGCACTTTGTAGCGCTGGTGTTGCGTTTACTGCCGATTCACCAGTAGTAACCAATGTGAAGCCATTTTGTGGTACAAAAATAACTGGTTGCGTTGGTGTAATGCTTGAACGCTCTTCTTTTTTGAATAGTCCCATTCTCTCTCCTTTTTAATTTTAGAATTTATATTCTTTGTAGTAGTCGTCAATCTGTTGCTGATTCATACCAGCAAAAAAATTGTTATCCGTATTATTTGTATAATTTTTCAAGGCATACTGTGCCTCAAACATTGCTATCAGAACGCTATATAAATTATCAATTTTGTTTGAATATGTATCTTTAACTACCTTGATACCATAGTCATTTTTTGTCACTCTTGCATTTAATAAAGCTGATTCCAAAATATTATCATCACTAATAAAATGTAACTTATTTTCCACTAATAACTGCTGTGTGAATATGCTAGGTGGTGACATGAAAGGTGTTGTTTGCTTGACTGGCAACATGATTAAATTAGGTAACGCCTTATCAATTGAATCAGCTATATAATCAACTCCCCATGAATCATATAAAAATGTAACGGTGTATTTTTCCTGTAGCTTTTGAATATGATTCACTAGCCAATTGATAACCTCATCTTCATCAATAATGCCGTCACCTGTTGCAATATAAGCACGTCCTGCCTTCTCAGCTTTTAAATAGTCAATATTATCGTGGTCTGACTTTTTGCTAATATCGTGGTCTTGCTGGTATGTTGGTACAAATGTGAATGAACCAACATAATAATGACCGTCTGGCTTAACATATAACGTTGATATTGCTGTATTATCACCAGTCTTTGAGAGGTCTAAGCCAATATAAACAGATTCAATCACGTTATCAGGTATCTTATTAACTTTAGCTTTTTCAACTAACTCAGCCGTTGTAAATGATTCATCTGTGGCACCATTTAACACGAATCTATTCATAGACTTAACCATGAATTCACTTGAGCCACTATTTATATTCTTTTGTCGTTCAATTTTTAAGCCTGATATACGTGATTGCTTAATGTCTTCAAGTTCTAATAAAGGATTGCTCTTAATCCAAATATCAAAATCATTTGTCAGCATTTCATCATCTGAATCTTGTTCCCAAACTAGAACTAAATCACGCTCATAGTTATCATCAAAATTATTTAATTCAATAGCCTTTGAATACTCCTGATAACGTTCAAAAAAAATACGGCTTTGAGGGTTGCTCTGAGCCGTTGTGATTGCAATAAACTGTGAATTAGGTAAGCCTGTTTGTCCTGAGGTAACTGAATCTAACCAATCTTTATCACGAGTGGTCAAAAGCATAGCCTCGTCTAAAACGAACGTGGTAAAGTGTCTTGAATCTGTTGGTGTACTTTTAGCACTGAATCTATTTAATACTGAGCTTGTAGCTGTTACTCTCATCTCTTGTTTGTTAAATTCAACTCCCAACTCTTTAAATAATGACTTGAATAACCCCTTTTCAAGTAGCTCAAAATTATAACTCATGTATCTATACAAAACTTTAGTGTGTTCTGTATCAATCGAACCCAAGCCAATATCTTTGCTGACACCTTTAGCAAAAAGTAACTGAAACATGAGATAAACACTTAGCACCTGACTTTTACCTTGTGACCGCCCCATGCTTATGTATGAATATTTGTATTTAACAGTGCCGTCAACGTGCCACCAGCCCACTAATTGACTTAATATAAACTTTTGAAATGATACAAGTTTAAAATTCTCACCAGTTGAAACATCTTTGAGCAATGAGCTAAACTTGAGTATTTTAGTGACTAATTTAGGCTTATAAACATATTGAAATGTCTCACTTTGTATAGTCTTCTGTAAGTCATTCATGTGGCGCTTAACTGCAAATTTTATTTTTTCACCTGCAATAATTTCACCGTTTAATACTTTCAAACAATACTCAATACTAGGCTCATCAGCACCATAATAATCAATGACATCAGCATAATCATTCATCAGCAAACATCTCCATTAGCTTTTGAGCTGAATCTTCTGAATCAACTTGTGCTAGATTAATTAATGAGGCTCTTGAAGCTGGAGAGAACCCCAAAGCGGTTGAAGCTGATAATATTTTAGTGCTTGTGGTGGCGATGACATCAGTGGCTGGATTCTTTTTAATCATGCCGTTATCAGTTGTATATGTCGCTCCCACGCTATTTAACGATTCATAAGCTGACTCTAAGGCTTGTATATTAATCACTAATGTCACTAAAATTGATTGGTCTGTGTTATTTATGTAACCTGACTTGTTTAGCTGTTCTGCTAGGTATTGATATAATTTCTTTGAGGCTCTGTCTTTAATAAACGCTGGCGCTTTAACATCTAATTCATCAAATGACTTGTTTAGATTCTTAACTTTCTCAGTTCTCTCACGTTGATATTTTCGAGCATTCTGTGAGTCGTCTAGCTTAATATTTTGTGTCAATTTATTTCCCCCCTTTGTTTGCTATTTTGTGATTATATGTTATAATATATTTATAATAAAAGTAATTTAAAAGCCCGTCCATAAAGGATTAGGGCTATTTTTGTGTGACCGTTTTTTTGCATAAAAATAGTATGCTCAAAATGCAAAATTTTTTATAGAAAAGTCAACACTAGCTATTAAAAATAACA